ATCCATCCGCTAGTGTTTACTTCAAAACTTGGATTAGATATTAAGTTAACTCTGTTTGATATTAGAACAATATCCGTTCTTCTAGCATCAACAAAATTAGTAGGTTCAGCGGAGTTTTCAAATTGAACGGCGTCAATATAATGAACTTCTCCGTTAGAACATCCTTCAATTCTTATATAAGGAATAGCAAACTTAGCGTTTGCTGGGGCCGAGGATGTAGAAAAAGCAGGTCTAGTCCAGTCTCCTGTAGTGTTTAGTCCACCAGATTCACCAGCAGTTCCTAACAACGTTTCATTTGCGTCATACCATCTAATATCAAGGACAACATTTCTTGCAGTAGTTTTTGCTCTGCTATATGCAGATAAGGTATAAGACTTTCCGCTTTGAACAGGTATTCCTAAAGTTCTTACATCTAATGTTCCGCAAGCAATTTCAACATCTGCTGCGCTATTAGCTGTTACTTTTAAAAAACCAGCTTGACCATTTGGGTAATTAGATGGGGAGGTCACTTCGCTATAAGGTGCTATAGACGGAGTTTCACTTTCTAAAGTTCCTTGAGCTAATGTAGCGTTAGATACGCTTCTCCAAAAACCTGTTGACTCCTTAAATGAAGACGAATTAACATCTAGCATGTAGTTAGTTATTGGGTTAATTCTGCAGTTATACCCAGAAAAAGCAGTAACATAAGTTTTTAGGCCTTGAACAGAACCCTTTTCTGAATAAATTTTAACAGCGTTTCTAAGAAGAATTCGTGCTTGTTGAAGCCCTACGTAAGGTTCGTATTTTAATCCAAATTGATTTAGCATTGGAGGAACTAAACGACCGTCTAGGTTAAGAATGTCGTATCTTTCGCTTACGTTTTGAGCTGAAGTTTTAAATAAATCGTGTTCAATAGCAAAAATACTTAAAAAATTGTACAGGTCATCGTTTATAGAATCGTCATTATCAGATGCAGAAAATGTGTTCTTTATTTTAAAAATTGCTGGGAGATAGTCATAGAATTGTTCTTTAGTTCCGTAATTTTTTACCGAGACTCCAATAGATTCTCCAGCTTTAACCCAGGTGTTCTGTACAGTTTCTTTTACAAATATCGAATAATAATAAGTGTGACCTGGAATTAAACCAGAGTTTGAAGGAACCTGACCTTGGTCTAAATAAAACGTTACGTCGTCTGCAGGAATAGCCTCTACTAGTAAATCCCCATCATCAGGTGTCATTGGAAAACCAAATGGGTTTCTTAGTAAACGCAACGTGCTCCAAGAACCAGAAGGCTCAGTCCATCTTAATTCAATTTCGTTATAGTCTGTAGATGTGGCTATAAAAGGAGATGCGTCAAAATCTACTAAAGTGTTAGCACCATAGAAAGAAATTCCGTAAAAGTCAACGCCATAAATAGCCATTTAGTATTACCCAAATACCCAAGCTACTACAGACAAATTGTCTGTTGCTTCAGCAACGTTTGCAGCAAACACTGCTCCGTTTGGAGATACAGAAGCTACAACTGTTCCAGAAGAGTTTCTCCACTCTTGTAGGTTTGCGCTTTGACTTGCCGCTCCTCTAACAACAAGAGGTACGCTTGAAGCACTTGTACTTAACACAATACCGCCACCAGATAGTTTTAAGTACTGAGTGTGCACGTCCCCAGTAATTCCGTTTTCTATATTTGCAAGTCTAGAAGATACGGTTGCCCAAGAGGTAGCAACGTTTGTGTATGCTCCTGAACCAGTAGTTGAAAGGTTTGGATTTATACCAAGTACGCTTTCAATTGCTGTTACCTCTTCTTGAATTAAGTTTGGGTGGGACGCATCGATAGTATCTACAGTGTTTGCTTTTGTAGTAAAGTTTCTAATCGACCCTGGGTATACGGCTGCCATTTTTCTCCTTAGCTAATTCCACCAGATACATTTACTGTGAATGTTCCTTCTTCTGGCAGTTCATTTACTGCGCATACAACAGTGTCTACAACTAACGCTAGGGCAGTACCAGCAGAAGCTGCTGTGCTAGAGATAGTTCCTGAATATGTTTTAGCGTATGTGAACGTTGTAGAAGAAGGAACAGTTAATACTGTAAACACCCCATTAAAGTTAGCGTTTACTACATCGGCAATTCTTACTTTTTGACCAACTGTAAAGTTGTGTGCAGCAGAAGTTGTAATGGTTGCTACGTTTGAGGCTAAAGCAAAATTAGACACATTAAACTGCTGTTTTGCGTCTGTTCTGCGAAGAATCTCTACTGTGGCATAATCAATACCTGTCACAGCGTTTAGTGAGCTCATTACATATTGAAGAGGGATTGTGTCTGCAAAGAACACGTTGTCTATATTAAATAGCTCTCTTATTGCTGAAAGAGCTTGGTTTTGAACAATGCTTTGTTTGTATTGAGGCAACAAATTAATAGTGACCTCTAAATCAACAGGCACATACGCTGGAGGAAAATATGTGATTTCAGTTCCAGGAGCGGCTTTTTCTTCAAAATAAGCAGAAAGTTCTGTAATTAGATTATCAAAAATTGGTGTTGTTGAGGTAACCCCCCCTGTTGTTACAGAACCACGGTCTCCAAATGGTTTTATAAATAACAAAATGCTTGAATACACATTAGCTTCTGCAATTGATTTAGCTACTCCAGGAAGCTGAAGAGCTAGGGAAGCGTAATCTTGAAGAGATACAGCTCTGTTTAAACCTTTTAACGCTAAAGGAGCATTAGTTCTAATAGAATCTGTTGTTTCTGGGTCTGAGCCCCCAGCTGCTGCTTCCTGGTTGTTAACAGTTACTCCAGATTGAGGGTTTGTTAAAAAGAATGTTAGTTTATTTATAGGAACGTTTCCAGCAGAACCAAGTCCTACTCGATATGTTGCGTTAATAGTTCCAGCTGAAGGAGGTATACGACCACCAATACCATCACCAAATTGAACGTAGGTGTACCCTTCAGAATCTGAGAAGGTAGTAAACACAGGGTCAAATAGGTTATTGTCAATTAAAAATGGGCTATAAGTATAAGAAACTCCATTTACAGTGATTTCAATGCTGTCTGTAATAGTAGACTCCTGAGACAGTTTAAATATTTGATTAGGTGTTCCGTTTGACGTTCCAAGTAGTTCAGTAAATGTTTTGCCTTGAGTAGCGTCTACTGTAGCAACTCCGTTGACTGCTCCAACCTTAGCAGGTACAACAACCGCGTCGTCTGTTTCAAAAATTACTTGAGTAGTGACTCCGTTTACTGTTACAGATGTAGCAATTTGAGTTCCAGCGGGTACTGTTTTATTTGTAGCACTAGAGTTAGAAAACGTTAGTTCTACGGTAGCTGGGGTACTCTCAGTTGGGGTGTAGTTGAGCATAGAGGCAATTCTAAGAATGCTATCTCTTTGGCTAGCAGTAGCCAAGAACCCTTCATTAGCAGCTCTGTCAATATAAAAGTTTAGTAAGTCTCCCATATAGGAAAATAGTTCAACCAGAGTAACTCCAAAGTCTGAAGGGTCTCTGTTAGTCCAATTAGGTGCGTAATTAGGGATTAGATTAAGAAGGTCTTCACGAATGGTCTCATAATCCCTAGAGGTGTAATCCACCTGTGGGATATATGAAGAGGAAGCGTTTTCAGCCATTGGTTATCTCCTGAATTAAATCACCTGAAGAACTAAGGATAGCGGTTTTTAGCTTCACTGTATCCTCCTCCCCAGTAGGAAGTCGATAAAAAACACTGACCTCTAGGGAACCTTGCACAGCGTCAAACACAGGTTTCATAGAAGTTAGCTCTAATGTTGCCAGCCATTTGCTAAAGGCTTCCCTAATTGTGGTTTCTGCCTTCTCTATAGCTAGGGTTTCGTTTTCAAAAACGGTTTGATTTACTAAGCTGCCGTAGTTAGGGCGCATGACTCTTTCGCCAAATCTAGTCATAAGTACTAAAAGAACCCTGTCCTGCCAAATCTTTTTTTGGTCAGTGGAGTACGAAAGTTCTCCAAAAGAGTTAAAAGAAAATGGTAATGATATTGCTGAACTTGCCATTAATATACCCCTATCCAAACTGGGAAATTAGAATCTCCGCCTTCAAACATTACCCATACCCCTTGGTCAATCCTTGGAACTAGTCTATGCGGAGAATGCTCTGCGGTGGTGTTTGTCTCTTGTTCGTCGTTCCAAAGTTCGTCAGTATCGGCATCTGTTTTTTTAGGATGCTTTAAAGTACCTGCGCCTGCCTTAGCCACAACTGTCAAAGCTGGGACTGTTTCTGTGTCCCCTCTTGAGTCTGTAACTGACACAGGTGTTGTAGTTAGAAGTGCTGCAATCTGCGCCGCTGTGTGTTCTTGATGGTCAGGATGGTTTGAGTTAGAGGTTACAGGTAGACATGGCCATGCCCATTCGCTTAAAGCGCTTCCCAAAACTTGTGGCACCAGTAGTTTAATGCGTTTGTAGTTCTCTGGGTCTTCGTTTTCTTTACAAATGC